AGGTGGGTAGACGTGTCATGAGATTGGCTAAGTTACCAGAGGAGTTACGCCTTATGGACTTACGTAGAACAGGTGTAACACAGATGGTTGATGCAGGTGTACCAATTGGACAAGTGATGTCTGTTACTGGACACAATCATGTGTCTTCTGTGCAACCATATATGAAACATACATATGATTCTGCAAATAATGCCTTGACACAGAGAAATGTAAGTGTACAATCGAGTGCAGCGAGCAACATAGAAAGTGATACATAATGAATATACTTAGTATTATAAATGATTTGTCACTTACTAATGGTGAAACAAAACGTATGACATGTCCTATATGTAATACTAAGAATACATTTACTGTAACAAATAACATGGGTTCTATTATATGGAACTGTTACAAGGCTAGTTGTCCAACTGGTGGTGGTACTCGTACTACACTTACCGCTGAGGACATACGTAAATCATTGGGACGTGTTGCAGAAGAGACACATGCTATAAGTTTCTCAAAACCTGAGTGGTTTGTACGAGACTACGAAAGTATATCAGGCTTCTGTGATACGTGGGGTCTTGATGCACAACATCTAGGTCTATTGTATGATGTGAAGGAACATCGTGTGGTGTTCCCTGTTGTACATGACAATGTTATGGTTGATGCTACAGGCAGATCACTTGGGAAACGTATACCTAAGTGGAAGAGGTATGGAAAAAGTATATTGCCATATGCATCGGGACATGGTAAAACTGCTGTAGTTGTTGAGGACTGCATCAGTGCCGCCATTGTCGGAGACAGTGATGTATATGTAGGGGTTGCAGTGTTGGGTACATCACTATCCCTCGGACATAAGCAGTACTTATCGCAGTTCTCAACGGCTATAGTTGCACTAGACCCTGATGCATTACCCAAGACTTTACAGTTTGCAAAAGAGTTACGAGGTTATGTAGATACTGTTAAGGTACTACGCCTCGAAGATGATTTAAAATATAGACTGCCATCCGACATGGCTAATCTTTCAACCCTAGGAGAATAACATATGGAACTATCCCTTATAAGAAGCTTAATGGATAAAGAGTTTTACGATGAACATCGTGGCTCACGTTGCCCAGACAGATTGTTTAGTAAAGATGTACGTAAGATCAAACAATCTATTGATAAAGCAATGGACAACTACGAGCGTACTGTAACACCTGCTGAGATTGAGGCATTGTTTATGTCTAACAATCCCACACTAACTACAGCGCAGAGACAAGCATACAGTGCATTGTTTAATCAGATCAACAAAGAACAACCGATGGGTAGTGACATAGCCCAAGAGGTACTATCAAAACTATTTCAACAGGTTATTGGTGAAGACATTGCTAACCTTGGCTTTGACTATGTGAATGGTAGCAAGTCTAGTCTTGAGCCGTTACGTCAAATGCTTGAGCAGTATGGTGACGACTTCACACCTAACCTCAACATTGAATGGGAAGACATTGACCTTGATACTATCATTGCAATGACTGACCTTGAGTCACAGTGGACGTTCAACATACCCACATTGACACGTAAGGTAGAAGGTATCAATGCAGGTCACTTGATTGAAGTAGGTGCTAGACCTAACACTGGTAAGACTTCTTTCCATGCGTCACTTGTAGCAGGTCCTAATGGATTTGCATGGCAGGGTGCTAAGACAGTTGTGCTATGTAATGAAGAAGGCTACCATCGTGTAGCACACAGATACATTACTGCTGCAACTGGTATGGATAAGCATGAGATAGTAAAGAACAGAGCACATGCTATGGCTACCTTCGCTAAGATACGACCTAACATCATGTTCAAAGATGCAACAGGACGTGACATGAATTGGGTTGAGTCAGTATGTAAGTCATACAAACCTGATGTAGTTATACTAGACATGGGTGACAAGTTTGCACGCACTGCAGGTTTCTCACGTCCTGATGAAGCACTCAAGGCCAACGCAATACAAGCTAGGCAGATAGCTAAACAACAGGACTGTGCAGTATTCTATATGTCTCAGCTATCAGCCGAGGCAGAAGGTAAGGTTGTACTCAACCAAGCTATGATGGAAGGCTCACGTACAGGTAAAGCAGCAGAAGCTGACTTGATGATTATGATTAGTAAGAACCCAACTGTAGAAGGACAAGAAGAAGAAGACAATCAACGACACATCAATATAGTTAAGAACAAACTATCTGGATGGCATGGCATTGTACACACCGACCTTGAGTACAAGATTGCTAGGTACGTATGTTGATAACGTGGTTAGATGTATCATTACTGGGGTTGGTTGCAATACTTGCATTCAATCTCTGGGAACAGAATAGACAAAGGGCATTACTTGAGAATGTACTACGTGATGTATATGATCTAGTAAACAAACATAACTCATTGGCAGATGCCTTCGTAGAATTGGCTAATGACTTTGACGAACAACAGGAGATTAATAATAATGGCTAAGTGGAAAGAGTTTGAAATAATGAAAGAGCATCATGTGTTTGATCCTGTTGAGCGACCTGCACATTACAATCAAGATGGTATTGAATGTATAGATTATATACGTCAGGTGTTAGGAATAGATGGGTTCATTGCATACTGTCATGGTAACATGATCAAGTATCAGCATCGGTATCGTTACAAAGGTAATGGTGTAGAGGACATGAAGAAAGCTGAGTGGTATGTAAAGAGAATGAATGAGGTATTAGGGGAGAAACATAGATGAGATGTAGTAGATGCGATGTAGAACTAACAGAAGAAAACCACCCACCTTCATGGAGAAAATCCAATCAGACAAATTGTAAAAGTTGTATGGGTCAAAACAATAAGTCAAATAATCCACAAAGAATGTGGGTTAATGGTAAGTATATACCTAAGTCACACCCACTACACAAGGCAGGTAACTACAAATCATTTGGTGATCTAGCCTTTGGTTCTCTTAACAACTACAAACAAATCAAAGAAGGTTATGTGTATGCAATTAGTAACTCCGCATGGCCTGATTGGATCAAGATAGGTATGGCTATTGATGCAGAAGATAGACTGAGTAGCTATCAAACAAGCTCACCTATGCGTAACTACAGATTAGTACACTCTGTATACTGTAAAGATCGCAGTGAGTCTGAGCGTTCAGCACATATACTTGCAGCACGTAAGGCGAATATACCTTGGAGTAAACAAGACAATGGTGAGTGGTTTAATATAACTGAGTCAGAAGCTGTTGATATACTAAAGGAGATTGCAGTTGATTGAGGCAACATACATAGATCATATGGGCAATGACTTGTCTGTAGTTAATGCAGCTCGTGTTAGCTTCGGTAAGAAACACACAAAGTTTCTTGATGCGGATAGTAATTTGATACGCTATCTTGCGGAACACAAACACATGTCACCCTTTGGGCATTGCTTTGCATCCTTCCATGTCAAAGCACCTATCTTTGTGGCACGTCAGTTAGTTAAACATAAGTTCCTACGTTGGAATGAGATTAGTAGAAGGTATGTAGACAGTGAACCTGAGTTTTATGAACCAGATATTTGGCGTGGGCGTAGTGTTGATAAGAAACAGGGTAGTTCAGATACATCTGTACATGTCATAACTAAAAAGTTTTATGATGTGGATGATGAAAACGAAGAACCTAAGTATGACTATAGCTACATGTGTTTAGATGAATACAGGTACATGTTAGAAGAAGGTGTCTGTCCTGAGCAAGCACGTATGGTACTACCACAAAGTACAATGACTGAGTGGTATTGGTCTGGTAGCTTAGATGCCTTTGCTGATATGTGTAACTTACGTTGCAAGAATGACACACAATATGAAACAAGAGTAGTTGCTAACAAGATTAGTAAAAAACTTCTTGACTTGTTTCCTGTTTCATGGGAAGCATTAAAGGAGAATGATAGATAGATTGGAGTTGGTATGATACTTACCTTAGATGTAGAGAACACAGTAGTAAAAAGAAATGGTAAGCTTCACCTTGACCCATTCGAGCCTGAGAACACACTTGTTATGGTGGGTATGCTAGATGATAACAATAACGAAAC